CTACGCGAACCTCGGCCTTGGCGTCATCGAAAACGGCATCCAGGGGTTCGTGTGAGATGAGCCAGGCACCCGCCCTCCCGATGTTCGTAGACGCCATGCTGGGCGACACCCTCGACCTGTCGGCCGAAGCCTTCGGCGCCTACCACCTGCTGCTCTACGCGATCTGGCGGCGCAACGGCGAACCGCTCCCCGACGACGACGCTAAGCTGGCCCGGATATGCCGTGTCACGACCGCGAAGTGGAAGCGCGTCCTGCGTCCCGAGCTGGTCGGATTCTTCGATGAAGAGGCCCTGGAAAGGACCGGAACGTGGCGCCAGAAACGCCTCGAAAAGGAGTGGAATTTCGTTGCAAAAAATCGTCAGAACCAAGCGACGAAAGGTAAGGCGAGCGCACGCGCTAGAGCGCTGAAAAACAACGAAACAGGTTCAACCGCGGTTCAATCCCGGTTGCAGCCGGACGGCAACCGCGCGTCAACCCCCATACCCAATAGAGAGAATATACCTACCACCAGAGAGTCTCATGACTCCGCGCGCGATCCAACCGCGGTTGGTGGTGGTCAGGGTCAGCAGGATCAGGATCGGAGCCACGACGACGAGCGCATCGCCGAGCGAGTCCTCGACGCCCTCGGCATCGACCACAACGCCGACCACCGCTGGCTGCCCCACCTCGCCACCATGGCCGCCACCCGGATGCGCCTCACCGGCGCCACCGAGGCCGAGATCGTCCAGGCCGCGAATGAGGCCAAGGCCGCCACGATCGACCGCGACAAGCCAGCCCCGGGCCCCGGCTACGTCGAGAAGATCGCCGCACGCCTGGTCGCCGAGCGCGCCACCGGCCGGCCCGCATCCGGCACCGCCGCACCCGCCGGCGAGATCCTGACCGAGGAGCGCCCCTACCTGCGGCTCTGGAAGGCGTCGAAGGCTCACCGGACGGAGATCGACCGCCGCGCATCCCTCGGCGACGACGAGGCCCTCGACCGCTGGGCCGAGGCCGAACTGCGCAACCTGAACCGGGAGGGATCCGGCGATGACAACGGATGACGCGCCCTGCTGCGGCACCTGCCTGTTCTGGCTCGGGGAGTGCCACCGGCGATCGCCCACGGTGGTCGCCTGGGTCGCCCCGGTGACCGGCGTGCCCATCACCAAGACCGTCTGGCCCTCGACCGCCGCCGACGAGGTGTGCGGCGACTGGGCACGCAACCCCGCAGCCAAGGAGGGCTGAGACGATGAAGTCGACCGACATGGAAGCCGCGGCCAAGGAACTGGCCGAGTACGAGCGGTGGTCGAAAGCCGCGAAGGTGGCGCCGGAGAAGTGGGCCATCCGCGGCCTGATCGTCGACAGCGTGGACTTGCCGATCACCGACATCCTCCGGGAGGCCATTGCCCGGGCGCTGCGGGACCAGGCGCGGGTGCACCTCCGACGGCTGGCCGAGCTCGGGGTCGAGGTCGAGGGGGCTGAGACGCCGCAGCGAGACATCCGGGACCGGATGAACGACACGCACCGCTACTGCGGGGCCTGTTTGCGATGCGTGAGCCTGTCGGACCACGCGCACTGCGACAACCCGACGTGCCCGATCATCGCCGTCGCTGCCGGCACCACGCCGGCGACCGGCGAACTCACCGATCTGAGCGTCCACGAGGCGCGGGAGCGGACGACCGCCGCGCGGTGGCCGGCTCTGTCCGGCGAGGCGATGCTGCGGGCCGGGCATGCGGTCACCGCCACCGAACCGCCGGTGCCGGTCGAAGCCCTCGAGGCGGCACTGAGGGCGTTTCAGCGCAACGTGACGATCACAACGGGCGGCGTCGGCGACCAGATCCGCACCAGGCCGGGCGAAGACCTGCGGTTCGTGCTGACGCTGGCCCTGGCCGCCTACGAGGTCGAGCGGCGGAAGATCGCGGACGAGTGCTCCGAGGCGGCCCCCACGCCGCGCATCATCGACATCCCCGAGCAGTACGACGGCGTGCCGCTCGCGTTCATCCGGGATCTGGCGGAGCACCTTCGCGCACACAGGCTGGACCCCGCGACGCTGCGAATGCAAGTGCTGCTCGGGCCTCCTTCCGCGAAGCAGGGCCCGAAAGAGTGCTGCGCTCACTTCGTGCGGGTGGTGGCTGATCGGGCGATGACACCCGGGTCGTGATAGACTTTGCCTATCGTTTCACGTGAAACACGAAGGATTTTCCGATGGACCGCCGCAGTTTCCTCCTCGGCCTCGCAAGCACCACGGCGATCGTTGCGGCTGGGGTGCCGGCCGCCCGATCGGCCCCAGCGTGGGGCGCCGGCATCGTGACGCGGAGCGACGTGCTCGCGGCCCAGGAGGCCGCCAACCTGCGGCTGCAGGACCTGCTGCTGTACGGCATGTCCTTCACACGAGAGCCTGGCGGCGAGCGGGTCGATCCGTTCCTTGTCTACTCGTGGGAGGCTGAGGGCCTTGAGGCGCTCGGCCTCGACTACGACCGCATGGCGGTGATCGCCGACAAGGTGTCGGCATGACCATCGCCGTCGAGCGCCGCACCACCGACCTGCGCCTGACCCGCGCCGCGGTCGACATGGCCCGCCAGCTCGCCGAGCCGGACGGCCGCGTGGTGTTCACGCGCCACCCGCTCACCAACCAGCCCGACGCCTGGGCCGTCGGCGGCAGCCGGACGCACCAGGGACTGCCGCACCGCCAGCTGCTCGCCTACGGGCTGGTCGAGGTCGCACCCTGCGCCCCGCCCTACGTGGTCCACAGCCCGTCCGGGCCGATCGCTCATCCCTGGGCCGTGGTGCTGACCGACCTCGGCCGCACCTGGGTGCGCATGGGCTGCCCGATGAACATCCGGCCGTCGGCGAGCACGGGACGGAGACGGAGGACCGCCTGATGCCCCGCAAGCGCCCCGAGACCGACGACCTGAAGCTCGACGCCTTCGCCGCCGAGTACACGATCGACTTCAACGCCGGCAGGGCCGCCCAGGCCGTCGGCGTCTCCAAGGTCTCGGCCCGGAACACCGCCTGGCGCTGGCTGCAGGATCCGCGCGTGCAGCAGAAGATCGGCGAGATCCTGGCCGTCCGCGCCCGGCAGAACGACCTCGAGGCGGAGCACGTCATCGGCCAGTACAAGGCGATCGCGCTCGCCGACATCACCGACGTGGTGTCCTGGTGCAACGAGGTGGTGCGCGACGAGGGCGGTCAGATGGTGACGCTGCGCGGCGTGATCTTCGCCAAGGCCAGCCACGAGCTCCCGCCGCACGTCCGGGCAGCCATCAAGTCGGTGAAGCAGACCTCCAACGGCATCGACGTCGTGATGCACGACAAGCATGGGGCGCTCGAAAAGCTCGAGGCCTACCTGCGCATGGAGGGGGCGGTGAAGAAGCACATGCTGGTCGGCGCCGACGGCGGGGCGATCAAGCAGGAGACCACGATCCGCTTCCAGGTGGTCGACCCCGACGGCAACCCCCTCGACGACGGCGACTGAGGCCGCGATGGACGGCGGAGCAGCACCGGCCGGCCGCGTCGTCAACATCCGCATCCCGCGGAAGATCCGGCCGCTTCTCGCGCCCGCCCCCTTCAAGGGCCTGCACGGCGGCCGCGGCGGCGCGAAGTCCCACACCTTCGCCGAACTGCTGATCGCCTACGCCATGGCGCGCCCTGGCCTGCGCGCCGTCTGTATCCGCGAGGTGCAGAAGGACCTGAAGGAATCGGTCAAGGCCTTGATCGAGGAGAAGATCAGGCAGCACGGCCTCGAACAGGACTTCGTCATCCTGAAGAACGAGATCCGCACGCCCGGCGGCGGGATCATCATCTTCCGGGGAATGACCGACTACAGCGCCGACGGCATCAAGTCCCTCGAGGGCTTCGATATCGCATGGCTGGAAGAGGCGCACACGATCAGCGCCAAGTCGCTCGAGATGCTGCTGCCGACCATCCGCAAGGACGGCGCCGAGATATGGGCATCCTGGAACCCCAGGGCCGCCAACGACCCGATCGACCGCCTGCTGCGCAGCGACAACCCGCCGCCGGGCGCCGTCGTCATCGAGGTCAACTACTACGACAACCCGTTCCTCCCCGACCGCCTGCGCCAGGCCGAGGCCTACGACCGGCTCTACAACCGGGTGCGCCACGCCCACATCTGGCTCGGTGCCTATGAGCCCCAGGCGGTCGGCGCCATCTGGTCGCGCTCCGTCATCGAGGAGAACCGCCGGCGCCCCGAAGACATCGACCACCCGCTGCTGGCCGGCCACCTGAAGCCCGGCGCCATCATCATCCAGCGCATCGTGGTGGCGGCCGACCCGGCGACCGAGGCCGAGGAGAACTCGGACGAGAACGGCATCCAGGTCGTGGGCCTCGGCAACGACGGCCACGGCTACCTGCTCGAGGACGCGTCGCTGGTCGGCACGCCCGCGCAGTGGGCCTCGCGCGTGGTCGAGGTCTACGACAAGTGGGGCGCCGACCTGATCGTCGCCGAGAAGAACCAGGGCGGCCAGATGGTTCGCCACACCCTCGACAGCGTCCGCCGCGGCCTGCCGATCAGCCTCGTGTGGGCGAAG